CCACCAGACTCTGCCCATTGAATCCACAAATGATTATTTGAGGCAACTAATTCTATCTGGAATTTAATATTATCTATGGCTTCTTGAATGTTCCCACTAGGACTAGTTATATTGTAAGCACCATCTTCTCCCATATCAAGAATAGTATTTGATCCAGCTCTTAACATACTTTGATCTGCTCTAAGTCCAGTAACCCACGGCTGTCCAAACATATTAAAACGCATACCTAGATTCATTTCAGTTAAGGCAATATTTACTTGCTCATTACAACTAACTACATCTGATGCACCTTCAACAAAAAAAGAATCTACCTGATCTTCTCTATGAGTAAATGCAAAAGGAATAATGCCATAGGGATTAGGTTGCTCATCCATCATTTCCCCATCTTCATTCATAATACCATATTTCTTATTATCCCAATACTCCCATTGTAAATTTGTAGCATCAGAAAGATCGCTAGTGTTATTTAATAGAGGATAAATAATAGCACTAGGCATAAATGGATTTTCATCAAAGTACGCTTCAAAATAGTAAATAGGTCTATAATCAAACTTGCCATCCATCCAATAAACACGATTAGCTATTGTGCCTAACAGCCTAGTCATTCTTTCTGAATGTTTCATTCTTACATTCTTAGTAGGGATTAATTCTTCATACCTTGATGTAGCACCACCTATATTACGCTTTGCCCCTAAACTATATATTCTACTAATCTTATTAATAAACTTTCTTGTAAAGTTTGTCATACTAGGAGGTATTTCTGCAAAAGCATCTCCACTAAAGTAACTATTAATATATTGTTCAGTTGAAGTGCCTGAATAATAGTCTAAGTGTTTTCTAATCTCTCTCCTTCTTTCGTGAGACATTAACAGCTTAGTTTCAAGCAACTTATCTTTAAGCATTTTATTAATCATCTTTGAATCCTCTTCATTTCTTGGTTTCTCATTGGAAATCTGTTGGTTATAAAATATCTAAAGGCATCATTTCCGTGGTCATGCCTTCCATCTTTAAAAGGTTCTTCTTTAACTGGTTTACCATCTTCGCTTTCAGGGTATCTATATTCTTCAAAATCTTCTATTAAATCCGTACATTTGCTATCAACATGAACTCGCCTAATTCCATCGGCACTTTCAAAAAACCCCCTTGTGTATGCAACACTTGCTACAATGTTTCTACTCATACGATCTCTAGTAGATAAGATTCTAATACCACTTCTTCTAAAAATCTCCATATCTCCAGCACCTGACTGCCCTTGAACATTTGAGCCTGCTGGATCGCCATAAAACGACATAATAGGATAACCTTTAGTCTTAATCATTTTAATTAAATCTTCAGTTTTAATATTAGTTTTATGTAAAATACAATCAAATACCCTAATATGTTCTATGCCATTATCCCAATAAGTCTGCATAAATAGTACGGCTGGCATACGAAAGCCAAAGTCAATAGAACAGTAAGTGGGTAAATTAGCATCGTAAGGAAAATCTCCAGTATCTAACTCTCTATTAAAATCCCAAACTTTTCCCTCAAATACAGAAAACTCTGCTCCAAATTCCTGACCAAAAAGTTCTTTTGACATATTGCGTTTTCTTTCTATAATTGCTGGATCATCTAACCCTAAAGGAAACTCATGCTGGTTTACCCACGAAGGTGAACTATGACTTTCCCATAAAGGATCATCTGCTCCTAATTTAAATAAATCGTAAATCCAATTCCTACCTTCTGGCGTAGTAATAAAAATCACTTTACCTTTTCTACCAGCAACAGTAGGAGATAAATACATATCCCAAATTTTCTTATTCATCTTGGCAACCTCATCAATTACCAAAAGGTCAAGACCCTCCCCCACAAGGCTTGATGGGTTATCTGCTGACATACCCTCTACAGTAGTTCCCCACTTAAACCTAATAAACATATCCTTTTCTGATGCTTTATCTACATCATCAGGGTGTCCAACTACCATACGTTGCCAAATTTCCCTAAATATTAATCTAGCTTTTTTGTAGGACATTCCTACAACCCAAATACGTTTATTTGGTTGAGATGCTACATAAGTAGCCTCCATAGCACTTGCCCAAGTTTTTCCAAATCTTCTTCCACATACAACAACCTGAAATCTACTATCTACTTTTTTAGGGTAGTGTAATGGTAGCTGTCCATTATGTGGTTGGTAGCCAAGATACTTAAACCATTTTTTCTTAAACTCGTAATTTTTTTCTTGCATTAGACTATAATTATAACTTACTTTATAGTATCTATTTAATGCAAGGCAATTCTTGTATAATTAACTACTCACTAAAGAGGTAAAAATGTCTGAAGAACAGTCCATCGACCCAGATGTAAAAATGGAAGCCGTCACACAAGACGAAAACAATGTACCTATTTCAAGATTAAATGAAGTCATAAACGAAAGGAACAACCTTCGTGATGCCATGCAATCTTTGAAAACGCAAGAGGAAGAAAAACGTAAAGCTGATCTCGCAGATCAAGAAAAATGGCAAGAGCTAAATACTGAATTATCAAAAGAAGTAGATAGCTACAAACCCTATAAAGAAAAATGGGAAAGTATGGATGCTAAGATTAGAGAAACTGCTTTATCAAAACTTCCTGAATCTAAAAGAGAAAAATTTTCTAGTGTTGACACCGAAGTTTTGCTAGATATTGTTCAAGAGTTTGCAGATGAGGAAAACAAAGTAAATCCTCCTGACAGACAAGGAACAGTACCTACTAAACAAATCACAGACTGGACAGATATGGATGCTGTGAATAGAAGAAGAAACTGGGGTGCGATACTAGAGTCATACATAAAAAGGTAAAATAAATGGCTAAACATTATCAAGGTAGTCCAGTAACAACGACTACAGATCAACATTTTATTCCTGAAATTTGGGCAGACGGAATCTATAAATACTTTGAACGCAAAACTGTATTCAGAGGTCTTGTAGACGATTATTCTGCTTTAGTAGGTAGTAAGGGATATGGAGATGCAATTAATATTCCAGAAATGAGTCTTATTAGTGCATCAGACAAAAGTGCTGGTTCAGACGTATCTTATGATGCAACTGCAACCACTACTACTCAACTTTCTATTAATAAACACAAGTACGTAGCAAAATTATTTGAAGATGTGGCATTGATTCAATCTGAAGCTGACTTAGTTGCTAAGTATTCAAGAATGATGGGTGAAGCTCTTGCTCGTCAAGTAGATACAGATATATGGGCAGAGTTAGATGGCTTAAATCAATCTCAGGCTCTTTCTGCTGATGATACTTTGACTGCCGCCGTTTTTGAATCTGCATTAGCTACTTTAGGTGAAAATGACATTCCTTACATGGATGGTCAATGTGCTATGGTTGTAAACCCAACGCTATTTGCAGATATACTTAATCCATCTGCTGGTATAGCTCAATACTTTATTCGTAATGATGCTGTCGGTGAAGGAAATCGTGGACTACGTTCAGGTATGGTTGGATCACTTTACGGAATCGACGTATATATGTCAAATACTGTATCGACTGCTGGAACAAGCTCTACAATTTCAGGTGCTATTTTCCACAAAAGTGCGTGTGCTTTTGCTTCTCAACAAGAAGTAAGAGTGCAGTCAGAATATTCTGTAGATGCGTTGGGAACTAAGGTAGTTTCCGATTTGTTATACGGAGTCAAGTTAATTGATGATTCTGATAATAAAAAAGGTGTTAAGTTTACTAACGTAGACTAATACTTAGTATTACTCATAACTATTGGGGGCGTTATGCCCCCTTTAGTTAAACTAGGAATAATATGATACAATACTTTAAAAAACCTAATCTTGGTAAAGTTGAGAGACTAGAAGAAGAGACTTTAAAAAAACACCCTGAAAAATTAGAGGCTTTATTAGCTAAAGGATATATTCGGATTATGGGAGAAGATAATAACTCTGAATATAAAGAACCATCTATAATAAAGAAGGCTGTTAAAAAAGTTGCCAAGAAAATAAAAAAATAATTAGACCAAAGCACGATCTCGTTCACGCTTTGTCATAGCTTAGAGAGGAAGAAAAATGGCAGACCTACATACTCATTCAGTACAAGAAGCCTTAAACGCTACAGTTGGTGGTAAATGGACAGTAGCAACTGCTGGTACTGCTGGAAGTTCAGCAGACGTAGCAAACACAACTCACAAATCACTACATAGTAGCACTTCTATGATAGGCGTTTATTCTGCCGTAGAAGTGTATTTTAATTTTAGCACAACTACAACAGATGTTAATGCGAGTAATGATTTATTAATCCCAGCCAATACAAACTTTTTTTTAACAGTTCCTAGAGGATTAGGTAATACTGTTTATTTTAATTATAACTCTACTAGCACCACTACTGGTGCAGTAAGATTAGTGGAGATTTAATATGAGTTTCTTTGGAGGTATGGGTCAATCTGCCATTAAAAACCTCGGTAATGGTGGAACAATGGATGGGGATGTTACAGTAACTGGAGATTTAACTGTCAATGGTGGAATAGCACTTACATTATCAGAGGTATTACAAGGCACATCAACTATAGATGTAAATAGCACCGAGGCTTTATTAGTTAGAAAGAATGGAGATGGTGGCGATATATTTATTGTTGATACTACAAATTCAAGAGTTGGAGTGGGCGTAGCACCTACGCATAATTTAACTGTCAATAACCAAATTGGCATTAAACGAGATGGTACAGATGCTTATGGAACTTTAACATTTGATAGTTCTGGATTTGTAATTGACCAAAGTGCATCTGGTTATGCACCTTTAAAAATTAAATCTAATGGCACAGAAGTAGCTAGGTTTACATCTACTGGCTTGGGTATTGGAATTACGTCTCCAGAAGCATCTTTAGATGTAAATACAATAATTTCTGGTAGTTCTGGAACTAATTATGGTTTAATTGTACGAGGGTCAGAAGTAAGTGGAACTAATTTAGATACTGGAGATGGTATTGGTTTAAAATTTGAGATTCCAATAGATACAGCAACAAGTAACATTGGTGCAAGTATTGAAGCTATTAAGTCAAGTAATTTAGATAGCAATTCTGAAACCAAAATGATTTTGAAAACATCTGGTAATGATGAAACATTAGATACAGCATTTACTATATTTTCAAATCAAAATACTGCGATTGAAGCAACTAAAGGATTTTATTTAGATGGTGGTGGCAATACTTTTATATCAGAAGTGTCAGCAGACACAATACAATTTACTACTGGAGGCTCTGAAAGACTTAGAATAGATAGTTCTGGAAATATAGGAATTGGAGTGACCGTTCCAGTAAATACTCTCCATGTTAGAACATCTGAAGTTTCAAGTGCTGGTACTGATGCTGGAGATACTGCAATTTTTGAAGATAGTTTAGATGCTAGGATAAATCTTATTACTGGTACAGCTAAAAGAAATGGTATTTTCTTTTCAGATACTACTAGAGGTGTAGGTAGAATAGACTACAACCACGATACAGACATTATGGAGTTTCGTGCTGGTGGTACTGATATTATGTATGCTAAATCTACTGGCTTGGGTATTGGAACTGCGACTCCTTCACGAAAAATACACATAGACCAAGATGTAGCTACACAAGGTGGACTTTATGTTTATTCTAATGTAGTTCATACTGGCACTACTACAAACGCTTTAGTTGGAATTTACTCAGATAATGCAAGTTCTAATGGCGATACGTTATATGTAAGAAATGATGGCACTGGCAATTTATTAACATTGAATAATGATGGAACAGATAGGTTTGTGGTAAAAGATGGTGGAAATGTCGGAATTGGAACTGCTACTCCTTCAAGTTTTGATTCAGAAGCTAATAATTTAGTAGTTGGTGATGGTTCTGGAGATAATGGAATTACAATATTTACTGGCTCAAGTGCTGGACATCATGGTTCAATTTTTTTTGGAGATGCAACTGGCACGCCAAAACAAGGTCAGATTAGATATGAGCAAAATAATGAAGTAATGTCTTTTCATACCAATACTACTGAAAGGATGAGAATAGACTTAAATGGAAATGTAGGAATTGGAACTTCTTCTCCAGACGGAAAACTTCATGTGTTTAGTGGTAGTGCTGGTTCAGTTACTGCACATTCAGAAAATGATGATTTAATTGTAGAAAGTTCTGGAAATGCTGGAATGACTTTAATCGGACCAGATGCAAATGATATTGGAATAGGTTGGGGAAGTGCAAGTTTAAATAGAGCAGTTCTAGGTAAATGGAATTATAACGCCAATTCTTTTAGATTAAGAACAAATAGAGCTGGTGCATTAATGGTACTTGGTGGTGGAGAAAGTTTAAGCACTCTTAACTTAGATGCTTCTGGAAATGTCGGAATTGGAACATCTTCTTCGTCAAGTTATGATGCTAGTGGTAATAATCTTGTCATTTATGAAGCTGGTAATGCTGGATTGACTATTGCAACTGGAACTGGAAATACTGGGAATATTCATTTTGCCGATGGTACAAGTGGAAATGAATCTTACAGAGGTATTATACAATACAATCATTCTGAAGATGCTTTAAAACTGGCTACAAGTGGAAATAATAGGCTTGTTTTAGATGACAACTCTCGCATTTCGCTTAGTAATAATGATAGTGGAACTCAAAACACAGTATTTGGTCATTCTGCTGGAGCGAACATAGATGCTGGTTCAAATTATAATGTTTTTATAGGTCACAATGTAGCTGGGGGAAGTTTAGATGATGCGATAGAAAATACTGGAGTGGGATATTCTGCACTAGCAAATTTAACCTCTGGAGATAAAAACACAGCTATAGGTAGAGGTGCTGGATTAAATATTACTACTGCTTCTAATAATACGATTATAGGTAGGTTAGCTGGGGATGCATTAAATACTGGCTCAACTAATGTTTTAGTTGGAGACTCGGCATTAGGAACAGCCACAACTGCAACAGAAACTGTAGCAATCGGTGGAGATGCTATGAGTTTAGTTGCTTCTGGTCAAGCTGTAACTGGAGTTGTGGCAATAGGTCAAAATGCTTTAAAAGGTGGAAGTAGTACAACTACTGGAGTAAATGGAAGTATTGCTATTGGTAAAGATTCATTAAAGGTTCTTACAACTGGAGAAAGAAATACAGCTATTGGCTATGGGTCATTAGATGCAGAGGATGCTGGAAGCAATAATACAGCAGTGGGATATGAAGCTTTAACTGCACAAAATAATGATACTGGAGCTAATACAGCAGTAGGCATGAGAGCTGGTTTAACAGTTTCAACTGGACATTCTAACACTTTTATAGGAAGTGGAACTGGTGCTACAATCGCTGGGGGAACTCACAATACCTACATAGGTAGAGATGCTGATGGTGCAAATGATAGAATCAATAGTACAGCAGTAGGTTATGGAACAACAGCACAAGCAGACAACTCAGTAACACTAGGAAATGCTAGTGTAACAGATGTTTATATGGGGCAAAGTTCCCAAGCAAATATTAATGCTGGTCAATTAACTATTTCAGATACAGCAGTAGATACTGACGCAAATTATATTGGCTTATCTAATATCCATACTAAAACGGCTGGAAGCTCTGATACATCAGATTCATTTACTGGTTTAAAATCTTATTTTACTTTTAATGACGCAGATACTGCATTTGGAAATATGTTTGGTGCTGATATTCAAGCTATTAATACAACTAATGCTACTGGTGGTAATAGTGATAACATATTTGGTCTTTCTTCAAGAGCTAGACAAGATGCTGGTAATTCCAATAATGTTTTTGGTGGAGCATTTTATGCAGATTTGAATGATGGGAATTTAGACCAAAGTGCTTATGGTCTTTATGTAAATGTAGATGTAGAAGCTCCTTGTGAAGTTGCTGGAGATGTATTTGGAATATATGTTAATGTAGATGATGATGATGCTAGTGCTGGAGAGTGTTATGGTATTAGAGTCAATTGTGCAAGTAATGTAGATGCTGGTATTGACTTAGTAGGTGGTGGAATAAAATTTCCAGCAACTCAAGCATCTAGTGCAAATGCAAATGTTTTAGACGATTATGAAGAAGGAGTGTTTGACGTTACTGTAACTACTGGCAGTGGGTCTCTAACAGTCAATTCTAGTGTAAATAACTGTGCTTATACTAAAATTGGTAGAGTAGTTCATGTTCAAGGTCTCATATCTTTTTCAGCAATTAGTAGTCCAAGTGGCGATGTTTATCTTGATGGATTGCCCTTTGTGAATGCTAGTGGATTAGGTGAAGGTGCTCCTTATCAAGCTGGTTCAGTTTATATGACAGGTGCTAATACAGCAGTAAATAATCTAGTTTGCTTTGTTGATGAGGCAACAAATTACTTATTTATTCGTGAAGGTGGGACTACTGGTACTGGTAATGACGTAGCAAATCATATTGATACTGGAACAAGTATATTTTTTCAAATAACATATCAAATTCCAGCTTAATTAGATGATTAAGTGGAACAGAAGGAGATAAAATGGCATTAAATAAAGTAATAAAATATGATTACGAAATTCGTACAGAATATAAACATATACAAGTTCGTACAAAAACCTCAATCATGGAAGATGGTAAAGAATTATCATTTTCATATCATAGGAAAGTATTAACACCAGATATGGATGTAAGTGGCGAGTCTGCTGAAATTCAAGCATTAGCTGGTGCAATTTGGACTGATGATGTTAAGAAAGCATGGTCAGATAAACTAGAAGCAGATAAAGATTAATTAACTAACAAGGAGTCAATGATGGCTAAAACAAAAGAAAGCACATCACCAAAACTTATCTTAAATGATAAAGAGTATGATGTGATTAATGATTTAAATGATGAACAAAAAGTTTTATATTCTCATTTAAAGAATATTGAAGATAAACTCAATAATAACAACTTTATTCAACAGCAACTTATGGTGAGTAAAGATGGGTTTGTGCGTTTGCTCGAAGAATCATTTAAACCTAAAGAAGAAGAATAAATGATAATAAGAAAGTGTAATCATAATTCAGATATTGCTATTTATCGCAATACTAAACCTAATATGATAAAGACTATTCAAATGGAAGATGGATCATTAAAATCACTTTCTTATCCTAGTGCAAAAGATTATTTTTTATTAGTTAATGGAGAGATTGTAAAGCAATCAGATTCGTTTCAAACTATTGAAAAAGCATATATCAAAGAGGTTAAAGATAATGCCTATGAAACTCATGGGCATTATAACCTCGTTAAACATGAATTAGTGGAAAATAAAATAAGGTTAAAATGAAAGCAGTTTATGTAATGACATTAAGTTTAGGAATGGCAGATTGTAGTGGTTGGTCTGTAGTTGGATATAGCTTAGATAAAGAAAATAATAATCATACTGTTGCAAAAGTTGAGGTTGATAGTACTACATTAATTAATGAATATAATGCTATGTATGACTCACTTTGGTATTCATGGGAATAAAGTGAATGAAGAAATTAAATCTGCTCGTTCTTATCGTACTGGTATCATTGATGACAATGCTTATATCACTATTAACTGGAAACTATTGGTTCAGCTTGGGGTACTTATATCTAGCCTTACTTTCGCTTGGCTTGACATACAAGGCAGAATACAAAACCTTGAAAACGAAGTGCTGGATGCTCATGCTGAAATTAGGCTGTTGGTTGACAAACATAAGCTGGAAGAAAGTGTACAATTAGAAGAAATGGAAAACAAGTTAAAGTTTTATGAAAAGGAACTTAACATAAATCCTCTCTCTTGGAGGAAAAGGAAAAAGAAATAATGGATTTCATGGCAGTTTACGGAGAAGCTGGAATGATAGGGGTGGTAGGTGTAATGTTTGTTTATTTAGTTGTTTCTTTATCTAAAAAATCAGAAGCACAACAAGAGTCTCTTAAAAATTTAGAAGTAGAAAACAAAGGTCAATCAGAAACAATAGCCAATATGGAAGGTATGATTATTAAACTAATTGCCAGATGGAATGAATCAGATGCTGTAAGAGATCGTAGATATGAGCAAACAATAGAAGCTATGTCAGATTTAGAAAAGCAATTATCCAGAATGGATGGAATTATGTCTCGTATGAATGGACATAGCAAATAATGGATAGTCTTAAAGTGTCAGGAGCAAGTTTTGCAAGTCAAGCTATAATATTTATGGATATGTTACCCTATTTTTTAGGAATAGCTATTGCACTAATGAACATCGTGTATTTATATTATAAAATAAAGAAAGTCAAGGAGTAGTAAATGTTTGGAAAAGTAGTAGCTGAGTATATATTAGATGATGAAGTTAAAGCTGATTTAATTGCATCTGTAAACAAATCTATTAATGTACCTATGATTAATGAAAAGACAGAAGCTAAGATATTAGAAGCTATCTGGGAATTGTTTGAAATGGCAATTAAAAAAAAGTTGGGTGTATAGATGAGCAACATAATAGTGACCTTACTCACAGCCTCATGTTTGCATGGGTCAATCCCAGATATGGCAACACACCCTGAAAGATACTCTGATCTATCTTATGCTTTATATGGAGATGTAAAAAAGAAAAAGAAGAAAGGTAAGAAGATTGGTGGTGCTAAAGGCAAGAAATCTAAAAAAGGTTTTTTTTCTAAGATATTTGGAAGTAAATAATGCCAACAAAGCGTGACCCTAGATTAAAACGATTTGGACTAAAGGGATTTAATAAGCCTAAACGCACTCCTTCTCATAAGAGCAAGTCTCATGTTGTATTAGCAAGATCAGGTGGTAAAACTAAATTAATACGCTTTGGACAGCAAGGAGCTAGAACTGCTGGCAAACCTAGAAAAGGAGAGTCAGCAAGGATGAAAGCTAAAAGAAAATCATTTAAAGCTCGCCATAGAAAGAATATAGCTAGGGGTAAATTAAGTGGAGCTTATTGGGCAAATAAGGTGAAATGGTAATGGCTAAAAAAGTAAGTTGGATGTGGAATAAAAAACGATATTACGGAACTTTAATTAGAGAAACTAAAACACATAAGTTTGCTAGAACAAGTAACGGAAAAATAAAGAAAATTAAAAAAAGGAGATCATAATGCCAAAAGGAAAAGGATATGGTTTTGGTAAAGCAAAGCCAGTAAAGAAAAGAAAGACAAAGAAAAAAAAGAAGTAATGCCTAGATTTAGTAGAAAATCGAGGGAAAAACTAGATGGGGTTGATCCTCGTCTAGTTTTCCTTTTAGAAGAAGTTGTTAAGTATTTTGACATCACAGTTATTGAAGGCAAACGAAGTCAGGAGAGACAAAATGAATTGGTGGCACAAGGCAAGTCTAAGACTAAATTTGGTAAGCACGTTTCTGGTATGGCTGTTGACATTGCTCCTTATCCCATTGATTGGGATGCTCGTGATGACTTTCATTATCTTGGGGGTTTTGTCTTGGGAATAGCTTGTAAGATGGGATTAAATATTAGATGGGGTGGAGACTGGTCAAGTTCGTCTTTAGCACAAGAGATTAGAACTACCAAAGACAACTCATTTGATGACTTAGTTCACTTTGAAATAAAAGAGTAAAAAAGTTAAGGACTTAACAAAATTATCCTTGTATAAAAACATATTTTAATAGTATAATAGGAGTAACATGGCGTATTGTACAGACAGAGATTTAAAAGACATCTATCCTTCGTTAGATGAATTTGACACAAAAACTCCTTTATATGGCTGGGTAGTCCATAGCAGTAA